ACTGCAGTTACTTATACACACGCTGTTACTGCGGGATTAGATACTGCTACTCTTGCTATTGCAACAGATGGAATACATCTTTTTATTGCAGACAATGACCACATTTATACAGGTCCAATTGCTACACCTACTGCTGGCTACTCAGAGTATTACAATACTGGCAGTGAAAAAGTAGTACTGGCTTGGGTTAAACAACGTCTTGTTGCTTGCATCGGTGCATCTGTTTATGAGTTAACTAATGCTAAGGGTTCTTCTCACGCCCTACCAACTGCTACATACACGCATCCAAATGCTGACTGGACTTGGTCATCTATCTCTGAAGGTGGCTCTGCCATCTATGCTGCTGGTTATGCTGGCGGAAACTCCGCCATCTACAAGTTTGTTCTATCTACTGCTGGTGTTATGCCTACCCTGACATCAGGGATTGTAGCAGCGCAACTTCCAATTGGGGAGATAGTTTACAAGATTGAGTCATACCTTGGTTACTTGATGATTGGTACCAATAAGGGTATGCGTGTGGCTAGTATCTCGGATACAACTGGTGACTTGTCCTATGGTCCACTGATATTTGAAGACACTAATGGTGTCTATGACTTTGCATTCCGCGATAAGTATGTCTGGGCTACAGGTACAATTGGGACATCTCCTGGACTATATCGTATTGACCTAGGCACAGAGATTGAATCTTTACGCTTTGCCTATGCTAAGGACACTTACCTCAGTACTGCTACTGGATACGCAACTAGCGTAGATTTTATAGGTAACACCAACCAACTAGCCTTTACTACATCAGGCAGCAACGGCATAGCCGTTCAGTCAACTACAGTCTTAGCAACATCTGGCTCTATAAATACAGGTAAGATTCGATTCTCTACTCTAGAACCTAAGAATTACAAGCGTCTTATTGCACGTGGCACATTTACATCTGGTGAGTTTACATTATCATCTCTTGCTACAGAGGCAACTGGTGCTGAAACACAGTATGACCACATTACCTACAACTCAGAAGTAGGCGCAGTAGAAGTAACTACATCTCAGCCTGAAGTAGCACAAGAGTTTCTTGCCTATAAGTTTACACTTAATCGTGATGCAACTGATACAACCACTGGCCCAACCTTTAAGGGATACCAGACAAAGGCAACCATTGCTACTCCACGCAATAGAGTCATTCGTTTTCCTGTCTACTGTTTTGATATTGAAACAGACAGGTTTAATACTGTAGTTGGATTTGAAGGCAGAGCCTTTGAGCGTATCCAATTGCTAGAAGAGATTGAAAAGACAGGCGATGTTCTGACTTGGCAAGACTTGACAACAGGAGAATCACGACAGGCAGTAATTGAACAAGTTACATTCACCCGTATGACACCGCCCGATAAACGCTTTGATGGTTTTGGTGGCATCATAGAGATAACCGTAAGGACCGTATAATGGAGTTCAAAGACTATCTAACCGTGGCAGTAGCCGTCATAGCAATCTTCTCAGCATTTGCTGGTGGCATTAGGTGGATGGTTAAACATTATCTGAATGAACTCAAGCCAAACGGTGGCAGTTCAATGAAGGATTCTATGGCTCGTATGGAAGCACGTATTGATGACCTGTACAAATTAGTAGCGGAGAGATGAATGAAACCTGTAGTCAAGAAAGCCACACCTGCTGCAATTGCTGTGCTGCGCCAAGCGACGGCGCTATTTCCAAAGCGCAAGAAGGTAAGCGATGGATTACTCCCTTCTGCTGCCCACCAAAAACAGAATCCTGACTCAGACCATAACCTTGGTTTAGCAGTTGACCTAACCCATGACCCAGCCAACGGTGTAGACTGTGCCGTAATATTTGAAAAACTTAAGGAGGATAAGCGTGTTGCCTATCTTATTTTCAAGGGTACTATCTGGTCTGAAGAAAAGAAAGACTTGGGAGACAGACGGTACACTGGGTCTAATCCTCATAACAAGCATCTACATATTTCTATTAAGCCCTCTATGGCTACCAATACTAATCCTTGGTTTTGGTGGATGAATCAGCCTAAGGTTGTTAATCAACTGCGGGCTGCGATGTCACCATCTCCTAGCAAGAAAACGTATAAGACTGAACCTTGCACTTGTTGCAAAGTCCATGCGTCTAAACCTCAACAGTCCTAAGGAGGACTTATGAACACAGAAAAACTAGCATCAATCGCAGGCTCATACCTACGTGCAGCCTTTGCTGCAGTGATTGCTCTATACCTAGCAGGCGAGACTAACCCTAAGAATCTTCTTATGGCTGCTGTCGCTGCTGTTGCTGGTCCAGTGCTTAAGGCGCTTGACCCTAAAGAAACTACGTTTGGACGTGGTTCAGAATAATCCTCATCTAAGGCCCCTAGCAGGCCGATAGAGACAAGAAGCCCCCCTTCCTAAGGTAATCACCCTAGGTTGGGGGGTCTTTTGTCGTCCCTAGAAGTCGTCGTCCGCTTCCCAGTCCTCACGGATTTCGTTCCATGTTTTAAGGTTTTTATTGAACTTGTATTGCCTGTACTTTTCAAGTGCTTCATAGAATAAATCACGTACTGCTAGTGCCAGTATGGCACCTAAGAAAACTTCCAACATAGTATCTCCTATAGTGTAATATATATATTATTATATATAATATAACCCCCTTCGGGGGTATATATAATATATTATATTTAATTATACACGTAGAATCTGACGGTGTAAGTAAGCGAATCAGGCTCCCCTAGTGGCACTGATTCTAGGGTGTGCTATAGTTACACTATGATTCAACTTGGAGATTACGAACTACCTGAACATGTGAGTTACTCTGCGTTCAGTACCTACATTGACTGTGGTTATCAGTACTACCTCGGTCGACTGTTGCAGTTACCTGAGGCGCCATCAGTCTGGTCCGTGGGTGGCTCGGCCTTCCATACAGCGACAGAAATGTGGGACTTAGAAAATGCAGAATGAGTTATGGGCGAAAGCCTGGGCACAAGAACTTGGTGACAAAGACTTAACCAATGCACGTGTTGGTGGTCGTGCGACCAAGGCTAACCCACAGAAAGAAGATGTTAACTTTTGGCAGGCGACTGGACCTCAATGGGTCCAAGCCTACATTGATTGGCGTAAGGCTAACCCTGACTGGAAATTGTGGAAGACACCACAAGGCGTACCAGCCATTGAGTTAGCGATGCTACCTGAATTTGCTGGCGTGCCAGTCAAGATGATTCTTGACAGGGTGTTTGAAGTCAATGGCGAACTTGTTATCGTCGACCTAAAAACCTCTCAGCAAACACCAACCAATACACTTCAACTTGGATTCTATAAGGTCGGAATACTGAAGACCTTCGGTATCGCTGTTAAGTGGGGGACTTATTGGATGGCACGTCAGCACGGTGTGTCACCTCTTGTTAGCCTCGAGCAGTACACAGAGGATAAACTTGAGTACCTTGTTGCAGGATTTGACAAGGCTCGTAAGGCTGGAATCTTTTTACCTAATACAAACAACTGCCAATATAAATGTGGATTGACAGCACACTGTCAGTTCTCAACGAAGATAGGATAACAAATGGAAGAATGGAAACTGCAAGTCAGTTATAAAACACCTGCTGGGGATATGATTAATATCCGTAGCAACACGGCCGATGAACTTAGCGTATTGCTAGAGGGTATTGGTGACTACTCAACACAAATTGCTGCAGTGCAGAAGTTGGTTGTTGGTGCATACAACTTAGCCCCTTTGGGAACCACGCCTTCAACTCAAGGCACAATGCAATCCACTTACTCCGCTCCAACCCAGGGGCAGGGTCCGTCACTTACACCTCCGCCAAGCGCGGTAACCCCGACAGGGACAGCGAGCCCGACGTGCGTACACGGAGCAAGAATCTTCCGCTCGGGAACGAGCAAGACAACTGGAAAGCCTTACGCTTTCTGGGCATGCCCGACTCCGCAGGGGACACCCGACCAATGCAAGCCAGTAAACTAAAGAAACAGTAATGAGTCGTAGCCATCAAGTCACAACGTCTCGGTGGCTACGCTCGTTCTTTACAGAAGGGAATGAAACAGGATGCGTACACTTGTCCGCTCAGTTGGTCGTCCCAGTATTGGTGGAGAACCGTTACCTAGTTGTTTCAAAGCGTTCGAAGCGAACAAGATTATCATCAGGCGCTCTGAAGTTTCGATGTTTGCAGCAGCACCAGGTGTAGGAAAATCAACACTTGCTCTTGCTTTAGCATTGAAGATGAAGGTTCCAACACTTTATATATCAGCAGATACCAACGCACACACTATGGCTATGAGATTAGCCTCAATGATTTCAGGTAAGTCGCAGTCAGATGTAGAACAGTTAATGAATGTTGACCTCGGTTGGACTAAAGCAACACTTGCTAAGGGCTCACATATCGTATGGTCATTTGAATCAGCACCATCTCTCCAAGATATTGATGAAGAAGTACAAGCGTTTGAAGAACTATGGGGATGCCCACCAGTTTTAATTATAGTAGATAATTTAATGGATGTAGCAACAGATGGTGGCGAAGAGTTCTCATCTATGCGTGCTATTATGAAGGAGTTGAAGTACCTTGCCCGTGCAACGAATGCTGCAGTTGTTGTCCTTCACCACACAAGCGAGGCGGTCCAAGGTTCTCCATGCCAACCGCGCTCGGCGATTCAGGGTAAGGTTGCTCAGTTACCTGCTCTTATATGTACCCTCGGCGTTGTTGGTACTAGTATGGGTGTTGCGCCAGTTAAGAATCGTTACGGACGAGCCGATGCAGGAGGAGGACTGATGACTTGGGTTGCATTTAATCCAGAGTACATGTTCTTGGATGACATTCCAGAAAACATATGACAACACGCAAATCACACAAGGCTAGAGGAGCAACCTTTGAAACAGACTTACGAAACTACTTTCGCACAAATGGATACAACGCTGAACGACTTGCAAGAACAGGTGCAAGAGATGAAGGAGATATTGTTGTCTCTTCGGATTTCCTTGGCTCAATTGGAGTTATCGAAGCCAAAGCCCCAGGTGCAGGAAACAAAATTGACCTTAGTGGTTGGACCAAAGAAGCACAACTTGAAGCGAAGCATTACGCAGAGGCTAGAGGATTATCGGGAGACCAGATTACTCCAGCGGTTATCATTAAAGCCAGGGGTAAGGCGATAGCAGATGCTTACTTAGTATTTAGATTAGGAGATATATTCGGTGAATGATTTGCCCAGTATCAAGGCTGTGCTTGAGCACTACGGTGCCAGTATACGTCGAGACCATGGGCAAGCCAACCTTAAGTGTCCCTTTCATGGTGATAGCCACCAGTCAGGTACTGCAAACTTAGATAAGAATCTATTTGTTTGCTTTGCATGTGGTGTACAAGGAAACAGTTTACAAATCATAGCACAACAAGAAGGGTGTGACATACGTGAGGCAGCAAAATTCGCAGAAAGAACTCTTGGGCATAGCATCCAGAAAGTACCAGGAAAGCATCTATCAGGCCGAGGATTACCTGCGAAGCAGGGGAATCTCTCTAGAGGTAGCACGGCTGGCTCGATTAGGCGTAGTCGAGGAGCCTGAACCAGGGCATGAAGCATACACTGGTCGGTTATCTATACCGTATATAACCAAGAGTGGTATCGTTGACATAAGATTTCGTTCGTTGAACCCAGCAGTTGAACCAAAGTATATGGGTATGACTGGTGCAGATACAAAGATGTACAACGTACTAGATATCGAACGAGCAGGTGATTGGATTGGAGTATGCGAAGGTGAACTTGATACCCTTACTATGTCTCGTTGTGTTGGCGTTCCTTGTGTTGGAGTACCAGGTGCGAACAGTTGGAAGAAACACTACACACGTTTGCTCGCTGACTTCGAACGCATCTTCGTATTTGCAGACGGTGATGGACCAGGTAGAGAATTCGCAAACAGTTTGGCTAGAGAATTGCCAGTCACTATTGTTGGATTCGGTGACGGGGAAGATGCTAATTCGGCATACACTAAATACGGAGCAGGGTTTATTAAAGAAAAGATGGGATTAAATGATGACGCAATATGACAGTAAATGTCCTGAGTGTGGTGAAGAATTCGACAACGTCTTCGAGGCAACCGACCACCTCTTAGAAGAAGATGAAGAGTTTGACCCAGCATTAATATTACCCAACGGGTATCGGTTGATGGTAGGTTCTTTGCTTCGTTGTTTGTATGGTCATGCTAATAATCCAGCATTGATTAAAGATGTTGTGCAGTCAACATATGCAACATTGTTTGCAGCAGAAACTAAACCTGATGTATTAGGTAGTGTAATAGAAGATATAATCGTTGGCTCTAGTATGAATGGCTTGGATGATGAACTCAAAAAACTCTTGGAAGATGGAAAATGAGGAGATATGGCAGATTATAAACTACCTAACAGCACTGGGTCTACCAATGGTGTCGGCGGAGAAGCACGGCGGGTGTTTAAGGGTAGTTCTGGATATTCCGATATTAAGCGTGAACTCCATCTCGAGACGCACTTAAATAATACGTGGCATGAACTCGCTGAGTTGTTAGTAAGTAAGCATAAGGATTATGGTCCAAAGAATATATCGTTAGCACCTGGTGGTGCAATCAATGGCTTACGTGTACGTATGCACGATAAGTTAGCAAGAATAAATAACCTGGTTGATAGTGGTGTCGACCCAGAGCACGAATCCTTAGAAGATTCCTTCAAGGATATGGCAAACTATGCAGTCATTGGACTGCTGGTTTTACGAAAGCAATGGGACAATGATAGTAACTTTAACCAAGGATGAAGTAAGAGTATGTGCTAACCTGGCAGTTGAACGTTGGCTTGCTAAGATGGGCTCGGTTGACCGCCCTAACTATGCAGCAGGCAAACGATTAGGTAAGTTAGAACCTGAGATTAATGCCAACATCAGAGCGAACGTTGCTGAGTGGGCGGTAGCCCGCACTTATAATATGCAATGGTCAGTACCCTGGTATCCCAACGAACTTCATCGTCAGCGCAAGGACATACCTGATGTTGGTGATGTAGAGGTACGCACAGTACGCACACGTGACTCTATCCCATTCTGGAAAAAAGATGCAGGGCGTACAATCTTTGGTGTGAAAGTTACAGATGAAGAATATTATTCTACTGTAGAAATCTATGGTTCATTCAAAGCCGATGATTATATGACTGATGAATACTACCAAGCCGACATTGATGGGTGGCGTGTGCCACTATCACAGATACAGGAAGTGATTGTAGCATAATGGATTGGTCACGCATTGAGAAGTGGGATTATGTGACGACGGCAGTAGCCTCAGAGTACCGACGTAAGTTTGATATGGTTGAGTATGATGATATCAAGCAGTCGTTGTATGAGTGGTTTACTCAGCACCCTAATAAGTTAGATGAGTGGGAAAAGATTGGCGAGAAAGACGCCAAGAACTTAATCTATCGTTCACTTCGCAATCAAGCATTAGATTATTGTCAACGCTGGAAGGCAAAGAGTACGGGCTATGATGTGTCTGACTTGTATTATTATGAAGCAGATATTGTAGAAGCCCTACTGCCTCCCGTGTTGCGTAATGAGTGGGGCGTGAGCCATAAGTTAAACTTAGGTATACCAGGACGTCCTAGTGCGCCATCTGAGGGCGGTAATCTATCTGTAATGATGATGGAGATAGACTCCGCATACTGGAAGTTAAGTAAAGAGGATAGAAAGATACTCTTCTTCCGATATGCAGAGTCTATGGACTACAAAGAGATAGCAAACTTCTTATCTCTAGGTAGTGATGACACCGCACGCATGAGGGGTAACAGGGCCGTCAAACGATTGGTTGTTAAGTTGGGTGGCTACAGGCCGTACAATGATGTTGATTTTATATCGTCCACGGAAACAGAAGAGTCACAAGACTCCCAAGAAGCAGAATGATATAGGTTAACACAGTCACACATATCAATGTGATTGATAGCAGTAGTAAAAGTGGGAAGTATTTAGTTAACCAACCCATTCTTATTCTGCATTCGGGTCGAACTCTTTATCAAAATCAATCTCACTATCTATCATCTCTTGTACCATGTCCTCTAAGTCCATCTCCGCTGGGTCCATATGCAATGTCTCCCCATTTATATTATAGAACTCTTCAATCTCTTTCATGCTAGCAAACTGTAGTTCGTCGCTCTCTGCCTTAAAGCACACTGAACAACCGCCGTCATCGCATATCTCACATACCATTGTTACCCTCCCGTTGAATAGAATCCACTGCCATTGAACTTGACAGGTGGTGCACTGTACACCCTTACCATTGGCTCGTTGCAACTGTCGCAGTAAGGTATGATTTCATCGTCCGTCATACCTCTACTGATTGTAACAATGCTTGAGTCAACTTCACATTTGTATTCATAACTTGCCATTATGTTGTACCTAAATCCTCACTCCTCGGGTAGACAATAACTTCTTCCCATGGGTCTGATGTAAATCTTGGTATGTCTAGACTATGTATAGGCATAGACATGTGCCAATCAAGAACTTCTTGATTAGTAATGTGTCGTTCGACTACATCTTTTAGAAACTCAGTCATCTTCTATCTCCGTTCCCTCAGGCATGGGTGCTGTTGCTAGTGTACCACACTCAGCACACTCCATGTCAAGGAAGTACATAGCAATCTCTCCGTCGTCATCAAAGACTGTCTTAAGATTCCAAATCTCACAGCCACATGGGCACACTAGTGTAGGTGTACCGCGTATGTCCATAGCCTGTGTATAATCAGGTTTCATTTCTGTTACATGTTTAGCCATTAGTAGTTACCATTCCTTTTCCAGTGAGACCATGCATCACATGGTGTGCCGTATCTGTAGTAAATATAATCAAGCCCGCGCTCTATCTGTCGTGGTGCTGGTGTGTCAGGGTCAAGCCCCAACAGTTGTGGTATCCCACCCGCGTGCTTCCCCATTACACGGACAGGATTGAATGCGTCAGGATTCCATGCGGATTCCTTAGCCCACAAACTGTTGAGACATGACCATTGTGTATCTTGCCACTCGCTGAGTTTATCTCTAGCGTATGCCTTGCTATCTACTTTACTCCACGCAGTCTGAACTGTTTCTTTTAGTTGTGGTTCGCTCGTTGGAGTTTCGTATAAGAACAATGCTACCACTACGAGTAGCAAGAATGTTATCGCTTTCACTGGGTTGCCCTTACCTTATGTGCAAAGTTAATCATCTGCCTGCGATTGTTCCATGTCAATGAAACATTTGCAAGTAGGACACGCTCACCAGGTAGAGTGCCACCCCAAATCCCATTGTCTAAGTTCTCTCTTTTCATACCTTCATCAAAGCATTCAGCCTTAGTAGGGCATGCATTACAGATACTTATCGCGGTCTTTACATTAGCAAGACGCTCTCTATACTCGGGAGTATTGTCATTGGTATGGGAATTACTTCCGTCGCTGTCAATAGACTCGCTGAACCATAGGTCAGGGTTCTCATGACCTGTGCATAGACCTTGCATAGTTATCTCCTAATCGTTGAAGTGGTCTTCCCACATTTGGTCAGGCTCTTGATAGCCTTCATCATCTTCTTCATCTAAACCTAGTGCAATATCATCTTCAAGTCGTGGCTCATAACCCATTACAGTGCCTCTCTATTTTGTTGGAACTCACGCCCAACCTTGAACCTTGCGGCAATACTATCAACTGCCTCAGATAATTCACGCATAAGCATGTTCTGTTGCTCATTAGATAGATGAGTCATCATCTCTCTAGGCAATTCTGCTTTCCATACTATGTTCATTGTCTATCCTCTCTCATAGATTGTGTTTGTTCTTGGTTACATATCATACACTTGTAAATGTATGTTCTGTTACTACATCTTGGAAGGTCGAACACCCACCTGTGTTCGCACTCAAGCCCACTAAAGATTACTCGAAGCAATCTATACTCAGGGCTATCAACCCAATACATTATGTTGTCTAACATATCTGCATGATTAACCACTAAGTGGTGGTAAATCCTTCTTACGAATACACCACGATAGATTGGAGTGTATTGTCTAGGGTAACTAGGTGGTGCTGACTGCTCGCGTTTAGCGACAACATCATGTAGAAACTCTGACACATTAACTCCAATCTATTGTGAGTGGGTGAGTGGTTTATCCACATACTCAGGTGCTAGGACTTACGCTTGAAAGACTACTGATGTGTAGCCGTTAAGGCGTTCGTGCGTGGTAACAAGACCCTTGCTACCAGTAAGGTGCTGATAAGTGCCGTCGCCTAGAGATACCCATAGTGAGTTATCTTTGAAGCGACCATTGTCGGCTGTTGCCTTGACAATAGTACCGCGCTTAGGATACTCTGTTGAAGTATCGAAAGAGTGGTATGAGATTTCGTCTGCGATAATTCGCAGTTCCTCGGCTAAGCCGAGGATAGTTGCTGATGTGGACATTTGTTACCTCTCGTTAGTAGTTGTATAAGTGGTCAAGATTTCTTACGCTTTGCCAGTTGGTGTTCGGTGTGTAACATAGGCAATCATCTATGAAGATACCGCAATCATAGCATGAGCGACACATATTACAGTAGTACGGGTTGTCTGTCAAGTCGGTTTCCGACTCACAGTAGGGGCACAGGTCTAACTCAACCTCTACCTCTACATCATCAACCCATAATTTTTCTTGCTCAGGGTCGTGCTTGTAAGGTTGTGCTACATAGGCATAGACCTTAGGCTTGTGGCTTTGATTACTCCACCATATACCCTTGTCGTCCCACGCACCAGCCTTCTCGTTGATGAGATACATAGGGTGCTTAGCGGTGGGGTCACAGGTTAGGATAGCAATCTTGCTACCACTAGCCCATGACTCAACCATAATCCATACATTATCGTCATCTAATGCAGACACACCACCAATTCTAGGTAGTGTATCCTCAGCGAAGACTCGCGTATCACTACGCTTG